AGTTTCGGTTTCGTAGATTTCTTTATGCTCTTCGCCGTAGCGGGCATATTCCAGACCGAACAAAGCATTCAGACCGGGGAGCAGCTCTTTAAGCAGCTGTGCGCGTGAAATAGCCATGATTTACTCCTTAAGCGGCGTAGTAGTTGTGAACGCCAAAGTTCAACTTCACCAGAACTTCTGGAGACTGAACCAAGACAATCGTTGCACCAGCCGAAGGCGTAGTGGTCACAGCGGCGCTGATGGTCAGCGTGGTGTTACCAGTGGTGGACACAGTAGCGGCAGTAGCCACGTTTGCGCCAACGCCAAGCTGCTGGAGCTGACCACCCACCAATTGGAAGATGTCAGTGCCAACGGGGATCACTTGACCAACGGTCAAACCAGACACAACAAACGAGGTTGTGGTGGTGCTCACGAAGGTAGCGGAAGTGGTGATTTGGGTATCGGGCACAAGACCCAAGATACGGAAAGCGCCACCGGAACCCACAGCAGTGGTAGTGTTTGCAGCAACCAAACCGGCACCAGAGTTGCCAGTAGTGGTGTTGCCCACAGGGGTGTTCTCCACAGCGTTCAAGCCCACCATCGCGGAGGGGAACGAAGAGATGACGTTAGAAGAGGACGAAGCCACTGCCACCATCTTGAACACGGTATCAGGATCGTCAGCGACGATGGCCTGAATATCACCAGCGGCGGTGCTTGCAGGGTAATACTGCGAGAACAGCTTTTGCTTGGTGGTAGGGTTGGTATAAGTGCAACCCAAGAAGACACCAACGGTGCCTTTAGAGGTCAAGCTAGTGTTAGTAGCTGCAGGGACGATGTAACCAGCGGTAGAGCCGGTAGTGCCCAAAGTCACCAGATCGCCATAGAAAATGTTTGTGCCGTAGTTGTACGCAATAGGGTACTGACGAGTAGAACCCGCGTAAACTTGGCCGCCAATCAAATTCTGCGGCAGCACACCATTAGGTGCCGATACAGTAGGATAAGCCATATTAAACTCCGATTAAATATTAAGAGCCAGAACCAAAGCTACTTGTGGAATTCCGTTCTTTAAAGATGGGCATCCGTGGGTCGCTTTGACGCATTAAATTGTTATCCACAGCGTCCGTCTGAGCTTGTGTTTGTTTAGCAAAAAATTCATTTCGCTGGTCAACAAACTCTTTCGGAGTTTTGCAGAGTAACAACCCGCCGATTTCAATGTTGTCCTTAAAACGGGACGCAGGATCGGCTAACAGTTGAAATTTTGGCTGTTCTTGAATTGCCACTGGTTCCCAGCCTTCGCGCATTTTCGAAGAAAGATTGCGGGGATCAGCCGTGTTAAGCGTTGAAACGCGAATCCAGCGATATGCATAACCGGGCTCTTTATCGGGCTCGGGCAGCAATTCGGGGTTTGACCACTGTTTTGGTCGCTCCGCAGTAACTCGGGTTTCAAGTTCACGTTGGGCACGGTTTGTGCGAGTTTCAGTTTCAGCCATTTTATTTCCTCATTTCTTCAGCAACCTTACGAGCATAGAGTTCCAGTGGAACTCCCAGCCGCTTGGCGATATTGACCTGCGTTTGTGTAAGTACGACTTTTCGGGGCGCTGTATTACGGGTCGCAGGTGCTACAACATTGTTGGATTTTGTTCGCTGAGGTGGCGCATCAGCGGTTCCCTTTCCTCCAAACTGGTCGGGGAATCTTTCTTGCAGGTCACTGTCAATACGTTTGTAGTATTCATCGCTACCTGCGCGAATTCCTTCAGCTTCCAAATCGTCATGAAGGCCAAGAGCGTAAGCCGTCATTTTCTTATTGGAACCCCACCACGGATTACGGTTAATCCATGATTGCAGTTTTTCATCTAACTGCGGGGGTTGCTGTATTGGTTGTGGTTGTACATCAACTTTATCTTCTTGTAAAGGGGCGGGTTTAAAATTATTTACCCGTTCGGCCTTTATTTTTACGGCGGTCATTTCTTCTTGCGCGGCAACCAAAGCATCTGCATCTCCCGATTCGTATGCTTCTTTGTATTTGCGCTTGACCTGCTCTAATTCATTGGCAACGGCTTTTTTGGCCTGTTCCAATAGAGCGGTTTGACCTTGCGACAAAGAACCTTTGAGTTTCTTATTCTCTTCGGCAATACTTTGTGCAATTCTTAGGGCTTCTTCTTTTTCCCGTTGGGCGGCTTCTTTGGCCCGACGTTCCTCATGGTAGCCCTTGGTGAAATGCTGAATGCGTTTACGGACTCCCTCTGTATAAGAGTTCAACTCTTCTTCCGTGGGTTCCGCAGGCGGATCCGTCATGGGAGTGCGATTCCGGTCTTCGGGCGGCACATCATTCACCACCTCAATTTCCGGATTTTCAATTTCATATTCAACCGACTCTTTCGGTTCTTCCTTTTTTTCGTCAGGGAATTTATATTCTTCCATGATTTACTCCTTTATTTGCGTTTAATACCGCGTGGATCATCAACAACCCCTTCAACCGAATCATCGTTAATGAGTCGGAATTCGCGGCCATGAATCACCAAACGAGAACCTGCGTAGGGTCGAACAAGGACAAAATCCCCTTGTTTACACCACGGGCCGCTTGGAAATCTGGTTTTGTCTTGATAGCAGTCGGGGCCCAGTGCCACAACAAATAAGACGGTTGTTAACGTCTCTTCGTTGCGGATGGTTTCTTCCGCTTTAATTAAACCGGTGCCTTCATATTCTTTTTCTACGTCCGGAATGGCGCAGAGAATACGATAACCAGATGGCTCCGGTAATTGTTTTGCTTTCTCTTCGGCGTCCTTATTCAGAATACCGGACAGATCTACCGCAAATGAACTATTCATCATCGTCCTTTAATTTACGCACAAGGTCTTCTATTTCCTGCTGTGCGGTTTTGAGACCTCGGATAACCCCGCACAGATCGCGGTATTCGGCGTAGTCTTTAGCTGCGCCGTTTCCCACCGATTCGACAATTAGTTGCTTGCGTTCTTCCAGTTTTTTCTGGAGAAGATCCATAACACTGCTCATCACTCTCCTTTACTTCCCGATGTATTCGGATTCATCATCTGTAAGGCTCTGATTGCAGCCTGCTGTCGTTTATGGGCAAGATCTTGTTGATGGCTTTGATCTTGTTGGTACAAACCTTGCTGGTGTTGTTGGTTTTCCATGATGAGTCGTTGGCGGGCCATTGCCATTTCTTGCTCATGCTTTTGCTGCATAGCCATCATTTCTTGTTGATGTCTTTGCGCAACAATCGCAGGATCTTCATGTTGGCCTTGGGCTTGTTGGGCTTTTAGCTGCAATTCGGCTTGTTTAATTGCCAAGTCACCCTGCACCTTCTGAGCTTTGATCTGCACATCCTGTGCTTTAAGCTGCAATTCCTGCTGCTGCATTTGGATGATCGGGTCTTGAGCTTGTTGCTGGGCTTGGGCTTGTGCGGCTTGGCCTTTATTCAGCATCAGGAGTTGGGTTGCCGCCTGTGCAACCAACTTGGACATCTGAACCTCCACTTGTTTTGGAAGTTCTGTATCCGGCGCGGGCATGGTGACACCGAGTTGCTCTTCAACCTTGGTTCTATATTGGAACGCGATATGTTCCGCTACGTGGGCCATTGTTGCTGCCTGCATTTGTTGGGCCATCGGGCTTTGACCGATTTGTCCCATGATCATTGGATCCTGCATCATCGATGTATGTACAGCGATGTGGGCGTCATGGTCTTGGTAGATGAAAGCTTTGGTTGGCTTACCTGTTATAAGCGCCATGTTTTCGCTGACGGGATCTCGGGGTTTGAGATCGTCATCAATCGGAACCAGCTTGTCAGCGTTTTTAATTCCCAAAACCTCAATCATCTGACGGTGCAGTTGAGGAAGGTCATAGATCTGAGGAGCACCTTGGGCAAGCTGGATCACGGCTTGGTATTGCATGATCCGTTGAGCCATCGTGGCGCTGTTGGGATCGGACACAGGGATGACGTCCACCATGTCGTAGTCAGCCTGTTTGGCTTTACGGTCTCCCTCTGCGGGATCGAAGCTGTACTCATCAGGGGTAAAGTCCCGGATGATGGCTTTGAGGAGTTTAAACTCCTGCTTCATGGAGTAATGAACACGGGCTTGTACCGCGCTCATGGTCTTCAACTGACGCTCCAGAAGAGCCAGAGTTGTTCCTACGGGGGCTTGTGCGCTCATGTCGCTGACGTTCATGTCTGCGATAGAGCCCAGCCTGCGGGCTTCATCTGTAATCTGATTCAGGAGAGCCATCAATGTCTGGCTTGGCTCCTTGTAAGGAAGGGGGAGGATGTTGTCCCGGACACTTCCAGAGGCAATATCCACATCCCTGAATTCGCCGGGCTGGATGGGGGTGTCATCCCCTTTAATACGCAGACCACGGGACTTCAGACCGCCGGGCAGATTAGATAAGGTACCAGCGTCAACCAGTTGTCGAATAAGAGATGTGCCTGCGCGGGCGTATCCACCAATGATGTGGATCAGGCCAAGACCATACGCACCAAATCCGGGGATATAGGTGTACTGCACAAAGTGTTGTCTTTTTGCACATTGCTCATCGTCTTGCTCCCAGTTTCTGCGGATGGCAAGCACCTTGGTGGTTCCGCGATCAATGGTGACGATATAAGGCAGAGCAATGCCGTCCGGGTCTTCATATCCCGGCATGTCGTAGTCAACATTGATCTCAAAGAGTTGGTACCGATCATCATCGGTTAGGGAATACCCTTGCTCTTCGGCTTTTTTCTTTTCTACGTCAGTGTGGATGGCTGTGGGCTCTCCCAGATCAATATCCCGGTAGAAACCAGCCACTTGCAGCTTGCGGATGTCATTCTTTGTTTTGCGCATGACATGGGTCAAACGCTCCGCAGTGTTGGCGCTTGTTGCGCCATATGGAATGATCACATCTTCTGCGGGGATGAAGATGGAGGTTTGTCTGTTTAAACCGGGATCGAAATAAACCTTTTTAAACGCCGCGCCCGCCAGTCCCAAGGAATACAACATCCTCTCATGTTCCGGGCGATACTCCTGCATCACCTCGGTCAACTGGTAGTTCATGTCATCACGAACCCTCTCGGCTGCGTCTTCTTTCAGCTTATCGATTGCTCCAATGATTTCAGTTTTAACTGGGCCCTGCGCAGGAAACGTCTCAATAATCGTTTCGCTTTGAAACCGGATCGCGGCTTCAGTAAGCACAGTTGAGTAAACACCGCAAGCACCAGTCCAAGGTTCCGTACGATCTTCATATTTCATCCCCAATACTTCAAGGCCCTTGACATACATCTCCACCCAGTCTTTGCGGCTGGTGATGTCCGATTCAACCAACTCAATTAATTCGCTTGCAATGGATTGAAGCTCTCCTTCATCCATGTACTCCGCCAAGTTGGCGTCAAAATCTTCTGCGGTCTCTTGCTCTGGAGATAACTCAATCTCTACGTCGCCCATTTGGATAGACATGCTCTCCGGGTTTTCGACCTCAATCTCCAGTACCGGTTCGTCCGTTAATTCATCTAACCCTTGCGGGGCTGCGTAAAGTGATTTCTCAATAGCCATGATATTTCCTTAATAATATGCAACCCGGCGGCGGTTAAAAAGGGCAGGCTCATCCGGTTCGTCCGAATCCAAAGTAATAAACCCGCCACGCCTGAAACGCATCAACGCCTGAGATGTAGAGTCCACCAAGTCATCATGATCCCCATTGGGGAATGATGCGCACTCCTCCATCAGTTCATCTGCCCATCTGGTATCTGGACACCAGACTATTCCGGCTTCAAACAAAGGTGCCACTGCGTTTACACGCGCAATCTTATCGCTTCCTTTGCTCGGTGTATATTCCTGAATAGGAACTCCGATGGCTTTTAACTCATAAATCAACGGAGCACCGGCGGCTTTCTTTTCAACCAGCACACAATCTGGATCCCATTCCTTGTAATACTCAAGGGCTGTCTTCTTTAGCTCCGGAAACTCCATACGGGCTTTGTATGAATCCAAAAGAATGATGTTGGGTTTCAAATTACCGTTTTCGTCGGGATGTTGGAACACACCCCAGATGGTTAAAGCGGAATAGTCGGCCCGATTGTTCTTTTCAAAGGCCGTGTCCCATGATTGAATGATGAAATCGCAATGCGGCGGGCGATCTTCGGGCCAAATCTTCCAATATTCCCGCTTAAGGATGGCTCCTTCTTCCGATGTGGGGTTTTGCTGGTACTGCGCATTCCATTTTGAGGAGGGAATCTCCGCCCGAATCGCTTCAAGCTCCTCTTTTTTCCAGAATCCGGGCCACAACGGCATTCCAGATGGCAAAATTGCGGGAAATTCAATCACTTCCCACGTATCTACCCCTTCTTTTTCTGCGTTTTTCAGGATTTGACCGGTTAAATCCCTCTTTGCCCACCGGGTCATCACAATAATGATGGCTCCTCCGGGCTGTAAACGCTGGCGCGGGCCGGATGTGTACCATTCATACACCCCGTCATACACTGCGGGGTTGTTCTGTTTGGCTTCCTGCTCCGAATGCGGGTCGTCAATGATCAAAAGATCAGCACCC